GGGGCGTGGACGTCAACGGTTACCCGACCTACCGGCTGGGTGACATCCTAGGGAAGCTGCAGGACGACCAACGGCGGCGTGAGGCAAAGGCAGGTGCGGCATGAGCGGTATCGAGCGGACCATCGCCTCCAAGGCTGCCGGCAAGTCCATGACGCTGGCCGAGTTGGCACGCTTCGTGCAGGAATGCATGCGGCAGAATATCGACGCCGACGCTATCCCGACAGCTCATGTCAACTTCAGCGGTGGGATCAAGTCGGTCACGGTCCGAGGCCAGTCGATCTTCCCGGCCGACTCAGACCTGCCGCTGCCGTAATCACGGCGTGTCGGATTGCGGCCCTGTCGTAAAACTGTCAGGGTATGAGGCACTAACGTAGTCGATCTATCCCCAAAGCCGCCCGACTCGACCCCGGGCGGCTTTGCTGCGTCCAGGAGGCACCCATGCACTGCGAGTGCGGCTGGGCACAAGACGACGCACCTTGGTACGCGCATCACCATCACCACGAAATCCAGCAACTCAAGCGAAGGATGGACAAAATGTCCGATCAGCAAGCCGAGATCAACGCAGACGTCGCCGAGCTCCAGGCGGCCAACACCAACATCGTCGCGGAGATCGCTGCCCTGCAGGCTGCGAACCCGGCGTTGGACCTCACCGGCCTCAAGGCCGCGGCCGACCAGTTGTCCGCGATCGCTCCGCCGGCTGACGGCAGCACCCCGAACGCGTAGTCATGACCACCCGCGAGGCCATCCTGATCGTCCTGCTGATCGTGGTCGGCGTCGTGGCGCTGTTGATCCTGCACCGCAACGGCGTTTTGTAGACCCCCCGACCCCGGACGTCCCAACTCCAGCTGGCGCGTCCGGGTTCGGGCCTACCGCCGCGCCGCACGTGCGTCGAGCGCTTCACGTAGCAGTATCCGCAGCATCGCTGACCATGACCGGCGTTCGGCGTGGGCGTACTTCTGGACGGCTTCGACGCCAGCCTGGCTGAACCTGACGGCGCGTAATACACGAGGCTCTGGCACCCGCCAACTGTATCACAACGTTATACGCGAGAGGGGAGGCGATGATCATGGAAACCGAGGACACGATCGGCCGCGGACAGGACGGCAAATTCTGCGAGACCGAGGAGTCGGCCCAGCGCGCCGCCCGCGCCGCCCACCTTCGATCCCGCGGAATGTCGTACTCCAAGATCGCACTGGAACTCAGCTACAACGACGCCAGTGCGGCCCGCAAGGCCTGCCAACGAGCCCTGCTGGCCATCGTCGCCGAGCCGGCCGAGGATCTCCGCAAGGTCGAGTTGATCCGGCTGGACATGATGTGGGTTGCCGCCTTGGCCGTGCTCGAGGCCAAGCACTTCACCGTCTCACAGGGCAAGCTGATCTACATCGGCGAGGACCCGCTGGAAGATGACGCTCCGGTGCTGGCGGCAATCGACCGGCTGCTGAAGATCCAGGAACGCCGCTCGAAGCTCTATGGCCTCGACGCCCCAGTGAAGACGGACGTCACGATCACCGACGGCATCGACCAGCAGATCCAGGCGTTGGTGGCGCAGCTTGCCCACACCGCTCCCTGACGGCTGGCAGGACTGGCCGGCCGAGGCCAAGCAGAAACTACTGGACGAGCTACGCTCGCTGGCGGTCCGCAAGGACGTGTTCGGCGCGCTGGGTTACGTCCCCACCGACAGGCAGAGCGAGTTCCATGCGGCTACCGAATTTGACGTACTTTTCGGCGGCGCCGCGGGTGGCGGCAAAAGTAAATGTGCGGTCGCCGACGATCTGCGGGACGCGATCCGCTATCCCGGCATCCGCATCGGCTGCTTCCGCCGCACCTACCCGGAGCTCGAAGAATCAGTCCTGAAGGAGCTCGCCGGCTTCTCCTACGGTGCGGCGCTGGGTGCACGGTGGAACGGCGGCCAGCACGAGCTCCGGTTCCCCAACAAGTCCGTGATCCGGTACGGCTATCTCGAGTCCGCCATCGATGCCAGCCGCCGGCAGGGCGGTGAATACCAGAAGCTGACCATCGACGAGCGCGGCCTGATGCTGCCGGACGTTGTTGAGCATCTGATGGAGCGCGTCCGCTCGGGTCGCAAGGACATCCCCGTCCTGGGAGTCAGATCGACGACGAACCCTGGCGGCGCGGGTCATGCGCACCTGAAGGAGCGGTTCGTCAAGGGCACCGACTATGGCCAGCATGTCTACACCGATCCGCATGGCCGCTCGGTCCGGTTCATCCCGGCGAAGGTCGACGACAACCCGCATGTTGACCCGGAATACCGCAGCCGACTGGAAGCGATCCCCGATCCGGCACGTAGGGCAGCGATGCTCGACGGTGACTGGGACATTTTCGCCGGCATGTTCTTCGCCGAGTGGCGCCGCGAGCTGCACGTGGTGGATCCGCTGCCCATCCCGAAGGAATGGAAACGGTACGCCGGCATCGACTTCGGCTACGCCGCACCGTGGTGCTGCCTCTGGGCCGCCGTTGATCAGGACAAGCGTATCTGGGTGTATCGGGAGCTGTATGAGAAGCAGCGCACCGAGGCGCAGCAGGCCAACGGCATCATCGCCGCGGAAGTCCTCGACGCCCCGGTAGCCCGCCGATTCGCTGACCCGTCCATGTGGGCCAAGACAGGCAGCGCCCCATCGGTGGCGCAGGCCTACAGCACCGCGGGCGTGCGGATCGAGAAGGCCGTCAACGACCGCGAGATCGGCTGGCAGCGGATGCACTCCGTCCTGGCCCTCGGCCCGGCTTGCACGCTGCACCGCGATCAGGGCCTGGAGTTGTGCCCGATGATGCACATCACGACCGGCTGCCCCAACCTGCTGCGCACGCTGCCGTCACTGCCGTATGACGCCCGCAAGCCCGAAGACCTCGACACGCACGCCGAGGACCACGCCGCCGACGCGCTGCGCTACCTCGTAATGGGGGCAAGTGGTGCATCCCGCCCGGCCACGGTCTCCACTGCATCCCGTGCCCGTATCCCGATCGGCACCGCAGCACGCCGATAACCCGTCGTACCCGCCGACGAAATGAGAAGACGCCATGGACCGGGACTCCGTTTTATGACCACTGCAACCTGGGACAGCTTCCCCGCTGACGTGACCCTGCCCAACGGCACCAGGCACCTCGGCGTCCGCGCGATCCTGACGGACGCCGGCATGCTCATCGTGTACGGGCAGATGGGTGACGCTGTCGTGCAGGTCTTCGCCGCTGCCGTGGCTGGCCCGATTCAGACCCAGTCGCCGCTGGCCCCGCGGTACGACTCGGAGTCCACGTTCGCCACCGAGGTCGGCGTGGTCACGGCGACGCGCGGCATGGGCTGCGGCTGCGGCAGCCCGCTCCGCCATGCTCAGCTCGCCGATCTGGCCAGCGCATGACGCTCTGGCTGTGGCTGATCGTGGACGCTCTGGCCTGCTACCGGCTGGCCCGGCTGATCACGACCGACGACATTCTGACCAAGCCGCGCGGCTACATCACCACGCGCTGGCCGGTGAAGCCCGGTCGGCTGTCCGAGCTGGTCTTATGTCCTTGGTGCGTGTCGATCTACTTCGGCGTCGCCATCTACGCGATGACCCGCTACATCCCGGCCGTCTGGGTCTGGGCTGCCGTGCCGCTCGCGCTGTCCGCTGTCGCCGGCTACCTCTCGGAGCGTGCCTGAGTGCTGAAGGTGCTGGCCATCCCTGCGCACCTCGAAGGCTCCGGTTACCTGCGCATCTGCGCGCCCGCCCAGGCGATCAACAAACTGTCCGACGGCGCGGTGCATGTCGACCTGATGCTGGCCGGCCAACTCGGCCCGACCTTCACCGGGCCGCGGGGGCAACGGCAGGTCCAGGACTTCCCGGCGCTGGACTACGACGTGGTGGTGCTGCAACTCCCGATGGTCGAAGAAGTCGTGGCGATGATCCCGCACATCCAGGCGCAAGGCATCGCGGTGGTCGCGGACATCGACGACGACATTGCCGCCACCCCGAAATCCAACCCGCACTACGACAAGATCGCGCCCGAAACCAATCCGGCGTCGAACTGGCGCTGGCTGAAACAGGGCTGCGGCATGGCCGACCTGCTGACCTGCACGACTCCGTATCTGCGCCGTTACGCCGGCGGCCTGACCGGCTTCCGGCATGCCCCGACGCGGATCATCCCCAACGCCGTCCCGATGGCCGCCACCTATGAGGCCAAGCCGGAGATTGAGCACACCGTGGTGGGCTGGTCCGGCTCGGTCGTCACCCACGATCGGGACCTGACGGTCACCGGCGGGGGGGTGGCCCGCGCGGTCGAGGGCACGGGCGCGAAGTTCCTGGCCATCGGGTGGTGGCATCACGTCGCCGAGCAGCTCGAGCTGGCCACCGAGCCACCCGCTACCGGCTGGCTGTCGCTGGCACAGTACTACGCCCGTATGCCGTACCTCGACGTCGGGATCGTGCCGCTGCAGCCCTCGGCGTTCAACATCGGCAAGAGCCACCTCAAGGGTCTGGACATGGCCGCGGCCGGCGTGCCGTTCGTGGCCTCTCCGCTGCCCGCCTACAAGGAACTGGCCGAGTCCGGCATCGGCTGGCTCGCTGAGTCCCCAGCCGACTGGGAGGCGAAGGTCCGCCAGCTGGTCACCGACGCGCCGCTGCGCACTGACCTGTCCGCCGCCTACCGCGACACGGTCCGCCGTACCCGCACATTCGAGACCTGCTGGTGGCGTTGGGCCGAGGCCTGGCAGGACGCCGCAGACACCAAACGCGCCGCCGATGAGCGGCGCACCAAGACCAGGGGAGGCGCGCGTGCCACTGCGTAAACGCAACGCCTCGAAGGCGCGCGCCCTGACCGCATCCGCCGTGAAGGTCGACATCGGCAACAAGGTCCAGGCCGTCAAGATCCGCCGGCTACGCCAGTCCTGGCAGGAAGACGCCTGGTCCTACCGCGACGCGATCCCGGAGATCGGGTACGCGATGCGGTTCAAGGCCACCGCGGTGTCCCGGATGCGGCTGTACGTGGCCATGTGGGTCGAAGGTGAAGACCAGCCCGTCCCACTCGATGAGAACCCCCCCGGCCTGCCCGCCGGTCTGGCCGATGCGGCCAACCGCGCACTGGAGGAACTGGCACCCGGCCGCATGGGCCACGCGAATCTGCTGCGCAACCTGAACGAAAACATCGAGGTCGCCGGCGAGTGCTACCTCCTTGGCCAGCAGGACGCGGCCAGTGGCGAGCAGGAATTCTCGATCAAGTCGATCGACGAACTGGTTGCGAACACCGACGGTAAATGGTTGCTCCGCGACCAACCGGCGGCCAACGGTTCCGCCTCGATCGGCGTCGAGGTTGGTGCGGACGCCTACATCGCGCGCATGTGGTGTCCACATCCCCGCTTCTCCGTCTGGGCGGACTCCCCGATGCGGTCTCTGCTGGAGTCCGGCGAGGAACTGCTGCTGCTGTCCCGTTCCATCCGGGCCGCGACACGCTCACGCCTGGCCAATGCCGGCATCCTGGGCATCGCCTCAGAGTTGTCCTTTGCCTCGACGACGGCCGGCGGGGACGACGACGATCCTGAGGCTGATCCGTTCATGGCGCAACTCATCGATGCGATGGTCACCCCGATCTCTGATGAGGCGAGCGCGTCGGCGGTCATTCCGATCGTGGTCCGCGGCCCGGCGGACATGCTGGAAAAGGGCATCGTCTATAAGCCGATGATCCGGCCGGCTGATGACCGGGCCGCCACCGACCGGGCCGAACTGATTGGGCGCATCGCGAACGGCCTCGACATCCCCCGGGAGATTTTGACCGGCGTGGCCGATTTGAACCATTGGTCCGCTTGGCAGGTAGATGACTCTACTTTCCGTTATCATATAGAACCCGCCGTTCTGCGGGCGGTGGACTCGCTGACCGTCGGCTACTTCCGTCCTCGCATCATCGGCGGCGAGGACGGGCAGGCTGGCTACGACCCGGAGATCGTCAAGCAGCTGGTCATCTGGTACGACCCGACCGAGCTGGTTACCCATCCGGACCGCACCAAGGACGCCCTGGACCTGTTCGACCGCGAAGGCCTGTCCCTCGCGGCGCTGCGGGAGGCCGGCGGCTGGACCGACGACGACGCCCCCGACGACGACGAATACCTCGTCCGGCTGCTGTCCAAGACCCGCACGTTCCCCCCGAACGTCGTCGAGGCGCTGTTCCATAAGGTCGCCCCCGGCCTGGTCATTCCGGCGGACAAGAACGAACCCGGCATGGGACCGACCGGCGAGATCCCACCCGATGAGACGGCACCGGCGATCGCCCCGAAGTCGACCCCGGCCATCGAGGGGCCGGCGAAGAGCCCGCAGCCCGGACAGGGTGGCACACCGCCCGCTGTCGCGGCGTCGGTCATGGCCGCGCTCGTTGCCGCCGGGCGGGTCGACGTGACCTCCAGTGCCCGGCTGGCCAGGATCGACGCGTCCCTACGTGACACCGTGCTGGCCGCGACCGATCAGGCGATGCACCGCGCACTGGAACGGGCCGGGAACAAGGTCAAAGGCAAAGCCCCCAACGCGCTCAAGGCGTCGTTGTCCGGCGTGGCACCGGATCGGATCTGCGCCACCCTCGGGCAGGCCGTCGTCGCGTCCTACGGCATGAGCGAACACTCCCTCCTCGAGGAGGCGTTCGCGGCATTGTCCGAACGGTTCTGGACGTGGGTGGATGGCGCCAACCGTTCCGCCCTCGCCACCGCGGTGAAGATGCTGCGGCTCCCGATCGACGACCCGAAGGTCACCGGTACGCGGCAGAAGCAGGAGACCGCGGCCAAGGGTGCCTGGGTGTGGCTGAAGGGCGCACTGCATGCCCGCGCCATCGACCTGCTGTATCACCCGCAGGAGACCGACACCGACCAGACCGCTACCGCCTCGGGCGCATCGCTGGTCCCGGTCGGTCTCGTCCGTGGCGCGTTGGCGCTGGCCGGCGGGTATGCCGGGCAGGGCGTCACAGATCTTGGCGCGCCCGTCGATGGGAGTACTCCGCTCGGTGGTATCGGCTCCGGGCCGATCATCGGCGGCCTGCTGCGCACGTGCGGCGCGGAGATCGACCACTACCTGTGGGTGCACGGCATCTCCCGCAACCCGTTCGAGCCGCACCTCGAGCTCGACGGCACCGAGTTCACCCAGTTCACCGACGGCCGGCTGGCCAACTCCGGTGAGCAGTGGGTCGGGAACCGGTTCTACTTCCCCGGCGACCACGACGGGTGTTCCTGCGACATACAGTATTTATGGACCGATAGCGGACATGGGACCACGCAGGCTGATACCGGACTGGCGGCCAGCGTGTGACCGACCTGACCGTCATCGTGCCATCACGCGGCCGACCCGATAGCGCCAGACGCCTCATCGCCGCCTTCGAGGACACGACCTGCGCCGATACGGACCTGCTGATCTGCGTCGACGAGGACGACCCAACGCTGCCCGCCTACCTCGCGCTCGAGCACGAGGGCGCGCATGTGGGGCTCACCGTCGGACCCCGGCAGCGCTTGGTCGGCTGGACGAATGAGGTCGCCATCGACCCGGCCATCGACTCGTACGCATACGGCTCGATCGGCGACGACCACCTACCTCAGACACCCGGCTGGGATTCACTCATCCTCGCCGCCCTGTGTGCGCTCGGCACGGGCGTGGCCTATGGCGACGACGGCCACCAGGGCGTCAACCTCCCCACCGCGGCGTTCCTGACCGCAGACATCCCGGCAAAGCTCGGCTACATGGCACCGCCAGAACTGGTGCACCTGTACTGCGACAATTTCTGGCTGGCCCTCGGGCAGCGGATCGGGATCACGTATCTACCTGACGTGATGATCGAGCATCTGCACCCGCATGCCGGCAAGTCCGCGATGGACGCCACCTACGCCGAGGCGAATGCGCCGATCGCGTGGATGGCCGATGCTGACGCGTTCGCCACATACATGGCTACCCGGTTCGAGGACGATATGGCGAAGCTCGCATGAGCACCGTTAGTGCAGTAATTCCCACGATCCCGGGCCGCGAGGAGTTGTTTCACCGCGCCATCGATTCGGTGGTTGCGCAGACCCGCCCGGTCGACACCATCCTGTACGGCTCCGACACTGAGGGCCGCGGTCCCGCCTACTCCCGCAACGTCATCATGGCCGGCGCGCAGACCGACTTCGTGGCATTCCTCGACGACGACGACACCTGGTATCCGCACCACATCGAAGGCCTCATGTCGGTTGCCGAGGGCGCCGACGTCATCTATCCCTGGTTCGACGGCGCCCACTCGGACTACCTGAAGGTGCCCGTCAACGGCCGCCTGAAGACCCCGCTGGGTGTTGAGTTCGGACCCGAGCAGGCCGCGTTCATCCGGCACCAGAACTTCATCCCGGTCACCTTCATGGCCCGCACGTCGCTGGTCGTGCAGGTCGGCGGTTTCGAGAAGCCCTGGTGGATGCCGCCGGAGTGCCCGGCCGAGGACTGGGGTCTGCTGCTGAAACTGCTGGATGCCGGCGCCCGGTTCACGCATTACCCCGCGGTCACCTGGACGTGGCACGGCCATGCCGGCCAGACCAACGGCCGATCCTGGAAGCAGGGAGCACTCAATGCCTGAGATCACAGCACCCGCGCTGGTCGCCGCCGCGGCCGGTGAGATCGCCTGGTCCGCCCCGCTCATCCAAGAGGGCGTCTGGACATCGGACGGCCGGTACATCGAGCCCGGCGCGCTGACCTTCCGGGATCTGCCGCTGACGTTCATGGCGATGACCACGACTGCCGACGGTCACGACGGCGCGCAGGCGTCCGGCCGGATCGACACGATCGAACGGGTTGAGAACGGCGACGGCACGAACAACATCGTCGGGCATGGCATCTTCGACGGTGGCTCACCGATCGGGCTGGAGGCCGCGCGACTGGTCCGCACCCAGGTTATTCGTGGTGTCTCGGCTGACCTGTCCGTCTCGGACTCCAAGATCGAGGTCGAAGAGACCGACGACGAGGCGGCCATGCCGACGATCAAGTTCACCGTGCTGGCCGGTGAGCTGCTCGGCGCGACGCTCTGCCCGATGCCAGCCTTCGCCGGCTGCGTGATCACCCTCGACGACGAGGAGGCCGCCCCGACCGAGGCCGCCGCGAATGCCCCGAAGATCCACATTGAGGTCAACGCCGTCGAGCCGTGGCACACCATCAACGCCGCCGATGACTGCGTGCCCTGCACCGAGGCCCGCGAGGCGGTGACCGCCTCGGCGATCCCCACCGCGCCGCCGGCCGACTGGTTCACCGACCCGCAACTGACCGGCCCGACCGCACTGCAGATCACCGACGACGGCCGGATCTTCGGGCACCTCGCCGCCTGGGGTACCTGTCACACCGGCTTCGACGGCCAGTGCGTGCTGGCTCCCCGCTCGAATACCAACTATGGCTACTTCCGGACCGGCTGCGTGCAATGCGCGGACGGCACCGTGGTGGCGACCGGGCCGATCACGATGGGCACCGGGCACGCCCCGATCACCGCCGGCCGGCAGGTCGCCGTCGAGCACTACGACAACACCGGCACCGGTGTCGCGGACGTAGCGCTCGGCGAGGACGCCTACGGCCCATGGCTGGCCGGCGCGCTCCGCCCGGGCGTCACACCCGAGCAGGTCCGCACGCTCCGCGCGTCGGCGCTGTCGGGGGACTGGCGCCGCGTCGGCTCCGGGCTGGAGTTGGTCGCCGCACTGGCCGTGAACACGCCCGGCTTCGTGATCGCCCGGGTCGCCTCCGGTGCGCCGTTGGCGTTGGTCGCCGCCGGAACCGTGGTCGCGCAGCCCGATGTGATGGCCGAACTCCGCGACGAACTGGCCGCGCTCCGGCGGGAACGGCAGGCCCAACGCCTCGTCGCGAAGATCCGCGCCACCTGATCCATCTCCTATGTCCTATCGAATGCCTGATGTACGATGCGGGTGCGCGGCCTAGCCGGCTACCTGTTACGCCTGAGCGGCACCTAGTGACCTCGGCGACATGCAATCCATTCCTGTAGCCGGAAGGCCCCACTATGTCCACCGAGGAATTGCGTGCCCTCCTTGCCCGCCTCAATGGCGACGGTGAGGCACTGACCGATACCGAACTCGACAGCCTGAACGCGGCCCTGCTGGCCCGCGCCGATGAACTCCTGGACGGCGATTCGACCCCTGAGGTCATCACCGAACTGGAGTCGATCGCCGACGCCAAGGAAGTCGCGAAGACGCTGGGCGAGACCCGCGCAAGTGAGAAGGCCGAGGCCGAGCAGAAGCGGACCGACCTGATCGCGCGCATCAAGGCCTCCGAGCCGGTCGCCGAGACCGAAGGCGAGACCGTCGAAGAGCCGGCCGCCGAGGTAGTCGAGGTCGCCGAGCCAGTCGCTGAGGTCATCGAGACCCCCGTCGAAGAGCCTGTTGCTGTCGCTGCGTCCACTACGCTGCGTCGGGTCAATCTGGCTGCCATGAACGCCGCTCGGCCCCGGTCGGCCGCACCGCAGCCGAAGCCCGATCAAGGCATGCGCGCCAAGGCGACCGTGTTCGCGATCGAAGGCAGCAGCGGCGTCCGTCCCGGCGATGAGATCCCATCCCTGGAGACTCTGTCGGAGCTGATGGCCGAACGCCTGCAGCGCGGCACCCGCGGCCAGGAGATGCGCCTGGCGACGCTGAAGACGATCTACCCCGAAGAGCGCACCCTGCGCGAGAAGGGCAGCGCCGAAGACAACAGCGCCAAGATCGAAGCCGCATTCGGTGCCCAGGGCCTCGTCGCCTCCGGCGGCATCTGCACCCCCGTCGCGGTGGATTACACGATCCCGGTGTTCGGCGCCTCCACCGACCGGCCGCTGCGGGACGCGCTCCCGCGTTTCGGTGCCGACCGTGGCGGTATCCGCTTCGTCGCCCCGGTGTCGTATGCGACCCCGGCCGGCAGTGTGGGTATCTGGACCGCCGCCGTCGATGCCTCCCCGGGCACCGCGACCAAGGCGCTCTACACCGTGGTCTGTGGTGCTGAGGTCCAGGTGCTCGTCGATGCGATCACGATGCGGCTGAAGGTCGGCAACATGCAGGGCCGGTTCTCTCCGGAGCAGGTCGCCGAAATCGTCCAGTTGTCGCTGTCCAATGCGGCCCGGACGGCCGAGCTCAACCTGTGGGCGAAGATCAACGCCGCCTCGACGGCCGTGACGGCCGGCGTTACCGGAACTGGCGCGTTCGGTGCAACCCGCGACCTGCTGGAGCAGATCGACCGGGCTGCGTCGGCGATGCGGTATCGCAACCGGGCGAACCCGAAGCAGACGTTCCGGGCTCTGTTCCCCGAGTTCATGCGCGGCATCATCCGGACCGATATGGCCCGGGAAATCGCGCACGACAATGCTGGCTCGGTCAACGTCCTGGCCATCACCGACCAGGTGATCGACAACTGGTTCGCGGACCGGGGCATCGGTGCGACATTCCTGATGGACCCGCTCCCGGCCGTCACAGGCACCAGCGGCTACCCATTCCAGGGTTTCGCCGCGCAGGCCGTGTCCGCGCTGAATGCGTGGCCGGTCAGCGCCTCCTGGAATATCTTCCCCGAGGGCGCTTTCCAGTTCCTCGACGGTGGCTCGCTGGATCTCGGCATCGTGCGCGACTCCACATTGGACGGTACGAACGACTACGAGACCTTCGTGGAGACGTTCGAGTCGGTTGCGTTCCGGAGCGTGGAAGCGCTGCAAATCGTGTCGATCATTAACCCGTCCGGTCGCTCCGGCACGAGCGCGTAGCCATGGAGACCATCTACATCACCGATGGCGCGGGCAACTACGTCAGTCTTGCCTACATCACCGACGTAACAGTGGAGAGCGACCTAGTCACTGGACACGGCTATCTCGTGCATTTCAATCACGAGGGCAGCACGAAAATGACACTGGGCCACGGCCTCACGCTCGATCAAATCACCGCTGGCCTGCGTCGCAGCGCTGTAATCCTCGCCAGCGACGACCTCTTCGGGTCATGACAGGACTGCCTGCCTCGGTGAGCGGGTCACCGAGGCAGGCACCCAAATCCGAGAGGAGGACGCCATGACATTCGGAAGAATTGCGATTGATGCGCCACCCCTGGCGCCGCGTGCGCTCAGTCTCGTCACCGCTGGTATCGACGCGCTGCACCCGAATGATCCGACGAACGGCGACTGGGTCAAGGGATTCACCTACGCCCCGGAGAATTCCGCCCAGCCCGGCGAAGTTCGGGATGTGTGTGATACCGGCACGGTGGACCCGAATTCCTGGACGAATGCGCCCGTTGTCTCCTATGACCCGTTCCTGATCGTGGCCGCCGACAAATGCTCATCGTTCGGCTTCGCAGCCCGCGACTATGTGGGACGAGCATTGCGGCTGCTGGATTACGTCACCCCCAATCAGCTCGAGCTGGAATTCTGGAAGGGCACCCTGGCGCAGGCCAAGGGATACCCCAACCGGTATCTGGCCGACGCCAATGTCGTGGATGTCACGCCCGTCACCGGCACTGCCGTCTCCCGCATCCGGGGCACCGAACTGCTGGAGCAGGCGATGGCGAACTGCGGCGCCGGCCAGCAGGCCTACATCCACATGCAGCCAGAGAATGCCGGCCAGCTCGGCCAGTTCACCCGCCGCGTCGGGAATCTCATGCTGTCCCCCATCGATTCGATCATCGTCCCCGGCGTCGGATATCCCGGCACCGGACCAGGCGGGGTGACGGCCACGGCCGGCACCACGTGGATGTATGCGACCGGCCCGGTCCGGGTCCGCCTCGGCGACCCGATGATATTCCCGGACGGTCACGAGGATTCGGTTATGAATATCGGCCGCGATGAAAACGGTAATTACTCCATTCCAGTTGATGCCGAGAGCATTCTCGGATCCGCCATCGACAGGTCCAAGAACACGATCACGATCCGCGCCGAAAGGCTGGCGGCTGCCTCATTTGATGGCGGCTGCCAGTTCGCGGTGCTGGTCAACTTCGACAGTTAGGGACTCGTCAAATGGTATCCACGCTTACGACCACGGCGGCGGCCCTCGAAGCTGTCGCAATGCGGGTCACCCAACTCAACCCGGACGGCTCGATCTCCTCGGGCAACGCCTATTACGTCACCAACCAGTTCACCAAGATTTCGCCCTCCCCGAACCTGGAGTCCGGCGATGACATCGCGGTGAAGAACGCCGCCGGTGACCTGTGCATCACGTACAAGCACGGCGACATGACCAAGCGGCTGGACATGGAGATCGACCTGTGTGCCCCCGATGAGGTGCTGGAGCAGTTCCTCGCCGGTGGCACACTGCTGGTCGACAATGCCGTGGCCCTGCTCGCACCATCCGCCGTCTCCGCGACGGTCTCCGCGACGGGCGGCCTGCTGCCGGCCGGTGGCGTCCAATACGAGGTCACCACGCTCGGCCGGTACGGGGAGACCACGCCCTCCACGGCGGCATCCATCACCGCGACGGGGACTGCGTCCTCGGCTGTCGTGACTTGGACCGCGCCGGTGTCCGGGACGATCGTGGCCTACAAGATCTACCGCAAGGTCGGTTCCAGCTACGCATGGGTCGGCCAGGTCCCCGCCGGCACGTTGACGTTCACTGACGTCGGTTCCGCGCCGCTGGGTGGCGGCCCGCCGGCCTCCAACGGCTCGGCCGGTATCGGCACGGTCGGCTACGCGGCCCCGGACATCAACATCGTCGGCGCCCCCAACGGTGTCGGCCTGGAGGTGTGGACCAAGGCCATCGTCAACGGCAACGCCCTGGGCTACCGGCGCTGGGTGTATCCGTGGGTGCGGAACCTCGTCCGCGACAACTACACCCTGGACAACAACCCGGTGGACAACATCTTCAAGGGCGAGGGCTACCCGAACCCGCTGTTCGGGTCCGGCCCGGTCGGCGACTGGCCGCTGACGTCCTCGAAGCTGTTCCAGCGGGCGCTGGAGACCTCGTTCCCGGCCAGCACCAACGGCCCGGTCCTGATTCCGTAACGTGACCGCTCCGACCCTCCCGGGTCTGGCCACGCCGTGGATCACCGGGCAGGACGTCGTCGTGCGTCCTGCCGTGAAGGATCTCGACCAGTCGGTGCTGGAGTCGGCCGCGGGGATCGCCTCGGAGATCCTGTATGCCCTCTCTGGCCGGCAGTTCAACGGTGGCGGCGCGGCGGCGGTGGTGCGTCCCGCCGCGACCCCGTACGGACTACGTCCCTGGGGTGCCGGGGGGCTGGCCGGGATGGGTTGGTACTCCTCGTCGTGGGGATCGTGCACGTCGCAGATGATGGGCACGCCGGGCCAGTACGGCTGGTTCGACTGGCATTTGACCTGCCCAAAACCGCCAGAGATCCAGCTCGGCGCCTATCCGGTCACCGACGTCTCCGAGGCGCTCATCGACGGGGTTGTCATCCCGGCCGACGAGTACCGCCTGGACGACAACCGAACGCTGGTCCGGGTCATGCCCACGGCATCCTCGACGCCGACGCAGCGGTACGGCTGGCCGGTGTGTCAACGCATCGACCTGCCGGCCACGCAGCCGGGCACCTTCCAGGTGTCGTTCGCCTACGGCCGCATCCCACCGCGGGGTGGTATTCAGGCTGCGAAGGTGCTGGCGCAGCAGATCGCGCTGGCCGCGGTCGGGCAGACCAACCGGCTCCCGGCTCGGGTCACGACGGTCACCCGGCAGGGCATCACCGCGGTCGCGCTCGACACGCTTGACCTGATCGATAAGGGCCGCACGGGTCTATTCGAGTGCGATCTCTGGGTCAAGACGGTCAACCCGGCGAAGCTCGTCCGCAGATCGCAGGCCTGGTCACCGGATATCGGCCGGCCACGGCGGATGGGCTGATGATCGCGACCGGTACCTACCCGGAGCAGATCCTGTATCTGTGCCAGCGGGTGCTGCAGGCCGTCGTCTACGGCTTCACCCAGGCCGGCGTCGAACTGCCCGAACGCAGGATCGTGTTCGGCGGCGTCCAGCCACCGTATGACCCGGACAACCCCGACAGTCCCGATCCCGGCATGCTCGCCGTCGGGCTGGCGTTGCTGAGTCAGGGCAAACCCGGCAACCCGCAGGCCTCCGAGCAGATCCCGCCGCTCGGCCCCCGGTACGCCACCATCCAGATCGAGCTGTGGCGCCCCGCGTCCGGACTGACGATGCAGATCCAATTGCCGGACGACGCCACGATGGAAGGCGACGCGGCGACGTTCATGACGGATGCCTCCGTGCTGTGGGGCACGCTGGAGACCGCCCGGGCGGCCGACCGGGGCGCACCGAACTACATCACCGGCCCGCATACCCCGTTCGCGATCTCCTGGGTCCGCCCGGCGGCCATCACCGGCGGGACCGGCGGGACCATCGGGCAGATCGCCTGCTCGATTACCGGTGACCCGTGACCGGCAGCTTCCAGACCATCATCGACGGCGCCGAGGTCGAGAAGATCGTGCGTTCGGACAGCGGCGACGTGTTCCGGTACCTGTTCCGCAAAGGCCAGGATGTCCAGGACCGCGCGAAGCTGCAGGTCGGGAAACGCACCGGCCGGCTCGAGCAGTCCATCGTCAAACGCTTCGGCCACGCCGACGGCGACCTGGAAGTCCTGATCGGGTCCGATGTGGACTATGCCCGGCTGCACCACGACGGCACCCGGGAACACGAGATATACGCCAAGAATGGCCGGGCGTTGTCGTTCTACTGGCCGAAAGCCGGCCGCGTCGTCACCTTCCAGTCCGTGCATCACCCCGGAACCCGCCCCAATCCGTACCTCGCTTCACCGCTCCGCGAGGTCATGGGCCGATAAGGCCCGCCCAACCCGCAACCCGCACCAGAAAGGCACCCGCATGCCCTCACGTCATTTCGGCGCCACCCGCCCCCGCAAGGCCGAGCCGCTCACCATCACCATCGACGCGATCCCGCTCGATGATGACAAAGAGATCGAGTCGAACGAGTTCACGTTCATGCCGGAAATCCCCGGCGGCCTGCTCATGGAAGTCGCCGCGATGACCAGCGCAGACGGCCAGCCCACCCCCGGCGGCGCCCTGCATCTGTTGGAGTCGGCGGTGCGCCCGGAGGATCACGGCCGGCTGATCAACCTGCTGAAATCGAAAGACCCCTACGTCCCGACCGAGACCATCGACGACCTATTCCAGTGGCTGAACGAGCGGTACGCGGTCCGCCCTACTGCCACGCGGTCCGGCTCTTCGGCTGGGGAGCGTCGAACGCATCCGATGTCAATGGCCGCTGGCTCCGAACGCACGATCGACGAATAGAGGAACTCGATTCCGTCGAATGCGCGGACGTCCTCTTTGCCTATCTGATGGACGACTTCGACCCCATGACTGCCCGGAGGGAGGTTCGCGACACGATGCTCAAAATCCTGGACGAACCTTTCCTGATCGAGCAGTTCAAGACGTGGGGCGAAACCGAGCAGGCCGAACGGTCCCAGCAACTCATCGCGCAGATGCCCGGCGGCGAGGACGAAATAGATCTCCGGGCACCGCAGGACCGGGTCCATGGCTGAGGACATCATTTCCACAGCCTGGGTCCGGATTCGGGCTATCGGCAAGGATCTGGGTTCCGACGTCCGCAAGGTCATCGACGACGCCACCAAATCGTCCGAGGGTTCAGCGCGCGACGCCGGAGCCAAGACGGGCGGATCATTCGGCGACGGATTCACCAAGGGCGCCGACGGTCGCATGCGTGACTCCAAGGGCCGCTTCGTCGCCTACGGCAAGCAGTCCGGCGACGGCTTCACCCTCGGGTTCGGCAACAGCCTGAATAAGCTGGCGCTGAATATCTGGAGCCTCAAAACCGTCGGCACCGCGCTGAAGCAGGTCACCGGACCGGCACTATTGGCCACCAAGGCCATCGGTATCGCCGGTGCGGCCGGTGCCGCAGTAGCGCTCTCAGGTGCGGCCATCGGCGTCGTCGGGGCGCTCTCGCAGATCGCGGGTGTCGCACCGGTCGCGGTGGCCGGACTCGGCGCGATGGCGGCGGTCATCGGCACCGTGAAGCTGTCCACGATGGGCATGTCGCAGGCGTTCAAGGATTCGACGTCGGCGGCTGCCAGTACTGCGGCGGGGCAGAAGAAAATCGCTGCCGATATGAAGGGGCTGGCACCCAGCGCGGCCGCGCTGGTCACGCAGGTGCTCGCCCTTAAGCCGGCGTTCACCTCGCTACAGCAGGGCGTGCAAGGCAACTTCTTCGCCGGCCTCGCCGGCAACGTGAAATCCCTGGCTGGCACCTTCCTGCCGCAACTGCGGGTCGGGCTCGGCGGTATCGCCACCAGCCTGAACGGCATCGTCCGCTCCGGTGCCGGCGCACTGTCCGGCGGTGTGCTCGGCGGTGGTGGACTATCGGCGACCCTGGGGCACGTCAGCGCTGCGCTGAATGCGGCCAAGCCGGGTCTGATCGCGATGGTGGATGCGTTCACCCGGATCGGCGTGACCGGCTCGAAGTACCTACCGCAGGTCGCCGCGCTGATGTCCACGATCGCGGTCCGGTTCGATGCCTTCATCGCCAAGGCGGATGCATCCGGCAAATTGGACGCGTTTATCCAGGGCGGCATCAAGGCATTCCGGCAGATGGCCGGGATCGTCGCGAATCTCGTGGTCGGTATCGGCAATGTGCTGGCTGCTGCCGCACCGCTGGGCAGCCTACTGCTGGGGAAGTTCGCCCTCCTTGCGCAGGGCTTCAAGGCCATCACGACCTCAACCGGCAGCAAGGACGAGTTCTCCGCGTTCTTCACCGACCTGATGCCGATCCTGTCCACCCTCGGCTCGCTGCTGGCCACCGTCGTGAAGGCGCTGGAGCCGCTGCTGCCGATTGTGCTGCAGGTCGCGCAGGTCCTCGGTCAAGGACTGATCAAGGCCATCAAGGATCTCTCGCCCGGGCTCGTGGCCATGGGGAAGATCGTTCTCGGGCTGGCCGGTCCGCTGACCCTGATCGTCGATGCGATCGCGCAAGGCCTCTCCGCCGCGCTGGTAACGCTGGTGCCGCTGATCAAGCCTGTGGCCGCGGCGTTCGTCGCGCTCGCACCGGTCGTCGGCGCACTGGTGTCGAACATCCTGACCCCGTTCCCGCCGCTGCTCGCTGCCGTGGCCAAGGCGTTCGAGATCCTCGCGCCCGCCCTCACTCCGTTGATAAACATTCTCGGGACACTCATCAACGGCGCGCTGGCCGCGCTGACGCCAGTGCTTGGCGTCGTGGTGAAATTGCTCTCCGGCCTGCTGCTCGCCGCGATCAAGGCGCTTGTGCCGGTCCTGCCGGCGATCGTCACCGCATTCACCAAGTTCGGTCTGGTGCTCGCGGGCAGTCTCGCGCCCCTGCTGCCGCCGCTGGTGAAGGCGTTCAGCGAACTGCTGCTGGCGCTACTGCCGATGGTGCCAACGTTTATTGGGCTCGCCACGGCACTGATTCCCATCGTGGCGGCGACACTTCAGTTGGCCGCAAACATCCTGCCCCCATTGATCAAGTTCCTCTCGCCGCTGGCCCCGCTGATCCTGGGCGTTGTCCTAGCTATGAAGGCCTGGAACCTGGTCATGCTGATCATGGAGGCGAACCCGGTAATACTGCTGATTACAGGAATCGGTCTCGCCGTCGTAGGCCTGATATTCGGTATCACCGAACTGGTCAAGCATTTCAACGTGGTCGTCGACTTCTTCACTAAGACGTTGCCTCAGGCGTTCATGACGGCACTGAACTGGATCAAGGCTCACGTCCCCGGCTGGGTGCTGCCATTCATCCCCTTCATCGGCCTGCCGATCCTGATCTGGGAGCACTGGTCGGGGATCGTCGGCGCGCTGTCGTCGGTATTCGCCACGATCAAGAACGCCTTCGCGACAGCCTTCGGTGCAATCGCTACGGCCGCCAGTGCTACTTGGTCGGTCATCACGGCGGTCTTCAACATCGGCATGAAGGTGCTGGAGATCGCCGGCAAGGTGATATTCGCCTTGGTTGTCGGGCCGTTCATCCTGGCCTGGGATGCACTGAAGTTCGCGACCAGCGCGTTGTGGGGTTGGATCGGCCCGTATGTGATGACCGCGATACATGCCGTCGGGGCGGTGATATCGGCTGGCCTGCACGCGATCTCGGTGGCCTGGTCGGCGATCTGGGGCGCCATCCAAACGGCGGCCGTCACGCTGTGGCGAGCCATCAGCGGATTCTTCATCGCCGCCTGGCACGACTTCACCGCCCTCGTGCACACGGTGTGGCAGGGCTGGGTCAATATCGCGGTCGCGATCTGGGGCACCATCGGCGCCCCAGTCAAGGCCGTCTGGCGGGCACTGTCGGGCTGGTTCTCCGCCGCATGGTCGGCCTTCTTCGGTGCCGCCTCATCGGCGTGGCATCACATCGTCAGCGCAGTCACGAGCGCCTGGGGTGCGATCACGGCCCCGATCAAGCACACCTGGAACACGCTCTCGGGCTGGCTATCGGACACGTGGGCGACGTTCAAGACCACCGTCGGCAAGACGTGGACGAACATCGCCGGGAAAATCACCGGCGCCTTCTCCGGTGTCGCGGGGGCTATCTCCTCGGCGTGGAACGGAATCAAGTCGGCGTTCACCACGCCCATCAACTGGATTATCACGAAGGTCATCGATCCCTTCCTGGATGCCATCTCCAAGATCCCCGGCGTCCCGCATTGGCACGTCGACAAGATCGCCACTGGCGGCGGCGGCAAACAGAACGGCACTGGCGGCGGCGGTGGCGTAGGTGGCAACGGCACGTTGATCCCCGGCTTCGCCGGCGGCGGCGATGTACCGCCGCACGGCATGGCGTGGGTCGGTGAGCGCGGCAAGGAACTGATCTCCGGGGCCGCTGGCGCGCGGGTCTACACGCATGGCCAGTCGATGAAGATGGCGAAGGGCATGGGGCACATCCCCGGCTATTTCCTCGGCGGCATCGTCAACGGCATCAAGGACATCGGCAACTACACCTGGTCTGCCGGTAAGGCCGGGGTGGCCGGCGCCCGGGATCTGGCCGGGACCGCGGTCGGCGGGATCGTGCGCGGCGCGGAGAAGGTCGCGAACTCCGCGATCGGCAGCGTCCCGGGCGGCGACCTGTTCTCCGGTATGGCCAACGGGATCATGGGCAAGATCGCCGATGGGGTCGAGAACTTCATCAAAGGCAAGGGCTCCAAGCAGCCCGCCGGCGGCATCAGCCTCCCGAAGGGCTCCGCGGTCGGGCGGTGGGCCGGCACGGTCAAGGCCGTCCTCGCGCAGCTGCACCAGCCCGCCAATCTCGTCAACGCGTTCCTGTCGCTGATCGGTTTCGAGTCCGCCGGCAATCCTAAGGCCGTCAATAAGTCGGACATCAACTGGCAGCACGGCACGCCGTCGGTCGGTTTGGCACAGGTCATCGGTCCGACCTTCGCCGCGAACGCCGGGCCGTATCTGCACACCGGCCCGTTCGAGTACGGCGTATCAGAGAATCCGAAGGCCAACGTCTACGCCGGCATGAACTACGGCATCCGGAATTACGGATCGATCTCGAACATCCCCGGCATCAAGTCCGTCGGGCAGGGCGGCGGCTACCGCCCGTACGACCAGGGCGGCTGGCTGAACCCCGGCGACACCATGGCCGTCAACAACACCGGCCACAAGGAAGCGGTCATGCCGCAGGACGTCATGGCCAACACCATCCGGCAAGAGATGGGCGGCATGGCCGACTCCGCAACGTTGCTCGCCCAGATCGAAGCGCACCTGGCCAACATCGCCACCTACACCGCCGTGACCGCGGCGGGTAACGGTGGGGACACCTATGGCGGGCCGACCTACTGATGACCGATTCCCTGTTCCTCGCCGGCCAGTTCGAAATCGCCCCCCGGGGTGATGTGTCGCAGGACTACGTCATCGGGCAGGACTACGACCTGGGCACGCCGGTCCCGGTAACCACGATCGTCGCTGGGATGATGCTCGACGGCGACCGGCAGTCGGGGCTGCGGACCGGCAACAAAACGGTCAGTTTGCCGGTCATCATCACCGCGCCGGATCGACTCACGTTGTCGCAGATGACCGACGATCTGATGGCCGCCTGCAATGCGCCGACGTTCACGCTGCAGTGGACACCTGACGGCGGGATGCCGGTCGTCTGGGACTGCTACCGCGCGACCCCGAAGATCACCTGGGATGAACGCCTGGAGGAGCAGGCCGGCGGCACCATCTGCCAACGGCAGGTCAACATCACCTGCTCCGCCTCGCCGTTCGGCAAGTCCACCATCGCGCAGACCGTCGCGGCCAGCCAGGTGCCGCTGCTACTGGATGAATACAACACCGCACCGACGGGTGCCTACCTGGACTCGACGGTCTCCACCGACCCGGGCGGGGCCAGCGCGCAACTGTTCCCATGGTGGGGCTGGTCCAACGGCGTTCTGCAGCCGCAGTCCGGCGGCACCATCGGACGGAACTTCGCTTCCGCGACCGACCTGTCCGCCTACGTCAAGGCGCTGGTCTGGGTCCGCCACCGCCCCACCGTCGGAACCGTCACGCTCGCGCTGACGCTGCGGCTGAACATCGGCACCATCGGCTCCCCAGTCTGGGTGACCTGCGCCAGTACGGCCCTGTTCGACAACTCCACCATCACCTTCTCCCCGGTGACATTCGGGCTGCCGACCAGCGCGAACCTGACCGCAGTCGTCGGCTACCAACTGGTGACCCTTTGCGTTCCGGCGATCGGCGAGAATCCCGACTACGCGCCCATCTGGTTCGACGAACTGTATGCGCTCGGCCCGACCTCAACCCGGCTATCCACCCCACATGGCGCGGTACTGTCCATCCCCGGCATCCTCGGCTCGGCCCGGACCCCGGCGAACCTGTCCGCGACCGCGCCACTGGCCGGCGCCGGGATGCTGCTGCACCGCCCGCCGATCGACCAGGATCCGAACCTGCAGATCCTCACCCAGGCCCCACCACTGCTCGGCATGCCGATGGTCATCCCCGCCGCGAATGCCCTCTTCGCCGGCACCTACTCCGCGGTCCTGGCCGCCGCCCCGGCCGCGACGGGTGCGCACACGTCCACGCTCACCCTCGCGCAGACGATCGGCCCCAACCTCGCGGCCCTGGATCTGGCCGATGGCGGCGAGGTCACCAGCTCGGGGGCGTTCTTCTCCCGTATCGGCGGCGGCACGACCGTCTTCATCACGCCTGGGCTTGGGGGGACGCCCGGCGCGATCCGGCTCACCAACGCCGCCAGTGCCGTGACCGGAGTCAACGCCTGGGGGGTGCAGCTCGGCTTCACCAACGGCACCGTCAACTCCGGGCTGACCCCGATCACGGCCGGCCTGAAATACGTCGCGCAGGTCATGGTCGGCGGCGGATCCACGGCCTGCAACATGAACATCACCATCGGCTGGTACGACCAGAACCTCAACCTGCTCTCGGCCTCCACCGCCCCGACCTCCCTCGCACTCCCCGGCGGCTCGGCGACCGCGGTCTGGACATGCTCGGGTACGGCCCCGGCCGGCGCGTATTGGGCGTCGATCCGGGTCCGGAACTCCAACACCGTCCCGGCGTCGATGGCGTTCACCGTCGACAACATCCAGCTCGAGGTCGGCTCCGTCGCCTCCCCGTGGGTGCCGCCGGTGCAGATCGGATCGGCGACGCTGTCCGCCAACTGGACATCGGCCTCATCGACGGTGTCCACGTATGTCGTGCTCGGCGAATTCAACCTGCCACTGACGATCGTCGAGCCCGGCGCGTCGTTCGTCATCAAGGCCACCATCTCCGATGCGCAGGCCAACACCTACACCGACCTGATGCTGCTGGATACGACCGGCGAGCTCGTGCTGGTCAACCAGACCCCGGTGCCATTCACGACGCTGTACGTCGACGAACCCGACCCGCGGTACGGCATCGGGTTCGTCACCATCGACTACGGCGGCCAAGGTCGACTCACCGCCGCCTCGGCAGCAGCGAACGCGTTGATCTCCGGTGGCCCGATCGCGTTGGAGCCCGGCACCAACGCACTGCTGTCCCACGGTCTCGCTGCGGTCCCTGCCGTGCTGGCGACGATCTACCCGCGCTGGCAAGGCGAACGGTCCGCGTAGTTGTCCCGCCAAGGTGTATACAGCGATGCGCCGCAGGGCGGGGACCGGGTCTGGCTCGACGGGCTCGGTATCATCACCGGCCTCACCTACTCCACCGCCTACCCCGGCGGCGCCGATCAGGCGTCCTGGAACTTCCTGGTCCCCGAGGCGTTCGAGCACCGCGCACTCACCCCCGGGCGGCGCGTCGAAGTCCTCAACGGCGCGTCGCGGGTCTGGAAGGGCCGATTACAGGAGCCGGTGCCCGGGACGCCGTGGAACTGCTCGGCCGTCGGGATCGGCGCCGAAGCCGCGAGCTTCCGGGCATACGCGCCGAGCTCCAACAATGCACTCGCGCTGAACGAGGTCGTCGACGGCGCGATCGACCGCGGCCTGCAATGGACCCGCAACGCGACGCTGCCGACGGAGACCGGCACCAACCAGAACTCGGCATCGATGACCGTGGCCGATGCGATGAACCAGGTAGCCGATGACAACAACCTCTACTGGAAGGTCGACAACCGCGGGAACGTCACCCTCGGCCCGTCGCCAGGAAATGCGACCCACCTGTTCTATGCGATCGACACGGCGGGCGCCAGGACCCTCAACGGCTTCGTCACCACGCTGTATCTGCATTACACCGACTCGACGTCGAAGACGATCAAGACGGTCGTGTCGAAAAACCAGGCGGCGATCGACCGGTTCGGCAATGTCGAGGACGAATACGACCTGTCCAGTGTCGGCACCATGTCCGCCGCCCATGCGCAGCAATACGGTGATGCGCTCATCGCGAAGCTCACGCCCCGGTCCTATTTCTCCGACCAGTTCACCGCCACCAAAGGCCAACTGTGCACGCTGGGTGGCCAGCCGATAGATCTCGCCACCGCAGCGGCCGGCATCGACATGCGGGTGCATTACGTCGCCCCGTCCGCGACCGGTGAGGTCTATCCCGGCCAGCAGGCCGACATTCTCATCGGCGCCACCCAATACGACTCCGACAACGAGACGCTGACCCTGACCCCCGTCGGACCGCCGAGTGCGACCTACCCCGAGGCGCAGCTGGCCAAGCAGGCCACCGCGAACTATCTGCGATACGAGCACTGGCAGAACGACCTCGCCATCGCCCGCGCCCGCGCCGCGAAAGCCGCCGCAGCACGCCGAGCACGACGTAAGGCCGCCGCGGAAAAGGCGACGGCCGTACTCAAGGCTCGCACGCTTGCGGCGAAACGCCAGGCCGCCAAGAAGAAACGGAAGTGACGCATGCCTAGCTATTCCAACGCCGGCACGGTCTGGGTGGGAACGGCGACGGCAGTCATCCACGCCTCGTTCCGCCACGACGGCCCCAACAACGTCTCGTTCCCGGCCGGCCTATTCACCGCCGCACCGGTCGTGCAGCTCACCGCGCAGATGGCCACCTCTGCGGATAACCCGGTCACCGCGAACACGGTCCGTACCGCAGCGCACGGCAGCACCGGCGGAATCGATGCGACCGGATTCTCCTACGTCGTATTCGCCGAGAACGCTGTCACCTCCGATCTGACCGTGACCGTGCAGATCACCGCGATCGCCCCCGGTCCGTAATGCGCGGACAGCCCGCCCGGGTGCAACCGATGGCCAACGGCGAAACGCCGCTGGCCTGGTCGCGGGCAGACATGCAGAGCGGCACGGCGACGTTCACCGGAAACGGTGCGACGACGACGATTACCGTCTCGCACGGTCTCGGATCCGTTCCGTCGCAGGTGATCCTGACCATCGGCTCTGCCAATACCTACGCATATGGCTGGACGACTAAGACAGCCACGAGCTTCACGGTGAGTATCAAGAACTCCCAGACCGGCGCCCCCGTGGCGAATCTGCAGGTCATTCCGATCGACTGGATTGTTATCCAATAACACACGAGAGGCGGCGCTGTGGACCCGACTATAGCCGTCTCAGCTGTTGCACTAATCCTGTCAGCGATCGGGGCGTATTTCACCTTCCGTGGCAAGAAGGCGGAAGTCCGGGTTGTCGATGACGCGAACCTCCGGGATGACCAGAGGGAATTCATTAAAGTGCTGCGTTCCTCAGAGGCAGAGCAGCGGGAACGCGGCACCGTTTTAGAGACGGAAATTCAGCGGCTCCGTATCGAGATGTCTGCGCTCCGGGAAGATTTGGCCCAGACCCGCGCCGACCTTGCTGCCGAACGGGTCGCCCGCCGCGCAGGTGAAGCGGCCGGGGCGGCACAGCGGGCCGCTGACCGATTTGAGGGCGAGCAGCCATGACGCACAAAGCGCCGCCGGGTAAGCAGCTCTTGTCGGAACTGCCACGGCGTGACCGGTTCTCGGTGCAGCATTGGCGGGGCATCGGCGCCGCGTCCGTTCTGGTGTTGATCCTCGGTGCGGGTGTCATCGTCGCGTTGATCCGCATCAGTCAGGCCACCGATCAGGTTACGGGCCTGCAAGGGTCGGTGCAGGCGCTGACGACGGCTGGGGCGCAGAATCAGGCCCGACTGCAGCAGTTAGGCCAGGCGACCGTCGGGCCGCCGGTGGCGTCCATCTCGGCCGGTAAAGCATCGCCGACACCGACCGATGTAGCGCCGGTCAGTCCGCAGCAGTCGAGTACAGAACTGGTTCCGGTACGGCCCACGCAGGCGCAGGTCGGCCGCGCCGTCGACGCCTACTTCACCGCCCATCCGCCACAGCCACCGATCTCAGCGGCCGCATTGACGACGAAGGTCGCATCATTCGTCGCGGCATACCTGCGGGACCATCCCGCCCCGGCAGGGAAACCCGGACCGACCGGCTCACCCGGACCGACGGGCAGCCCGGGCGTGGCCTGCACCGTGGAGCAGAACCCCGACTGCCAAGGCCCACAGGGATCGACCGGTGCGCAAGGCCCACCGCCGACGGATGCACAAATCGCCGCAGCGGTGCAGCAATACCTACCGGCTGCGGTAGCGGCCTATCTGACCGCGAACCCGCCCGCGTCCGGCCCGCCCGGATCCCAAGGCCCAGAAGGAAGCCAAGGCCCACCAGGCAGTCCAGGCAGTCCCGGTCCGTCTGGAAGTCCAGGTGCGACAGGTTCGCCACCGGCTTCCTGGCAATGGACCGATCCCGGCACAGGCGTCATGCATGTCTGCACCCGCGATGCCGGCTCGCCGGATGACGCGCCGACCTACACCTGCACCTAACGAGGAGCACAACCATGACCGTTGTTACACGCGGATTCGACTGCGGCTTCGGGCCGCCATCCGTCTCATCAGCTCAGGCTTCGCCGTACGGGCATTTCTGGGCCACCTACCTACGGAAGCGCACCAGCTCCGGGATTCACGTCCTCAACGCTGCTACGGCCGCAGCGTACAAGGCGGCGAAGATTCCGCTGGTCTTCCTCTACGAGGACGCCGACCCGGCCCGGCTGGTGAACTCGGGCCGCGCAGGTGGAGCCGCGGATGCTCAGGTCGCCGCCAACGATCTCGCGGCGCTCGGGATCACGGACTATCCCGCCGTCTACTTCTGCGCCGACACGGACACGAACAGCGGCCAATACGCCACCATCGCCGCCTACCTGCAAGGCGCCGCATCGGTGATCGGCGTCGCGCGGGTCGGCCTGTACGGCGAGGCAAACCTCATCGACTACGTCCGGAGCCATTCGTTGGCGTCGTGGTTTTTCCAGCCCTACGCCTGGTCCGGTCAACGCATCGCGGCCGGCGTGCACATCTATCAGGGCAACTCCCAGTCAGAGCCGAAGAGGCCTTGGCAGACGGTCATCGGCGGGATCACCTGCGACATCGACGAAGCCCTGCAAACCAACTATGGCCAGTGGCCAGCGCCGGCCACTCCATTACCACCCAACGAGGGAGACTCCATGAGCTTCATCAGCAATCAGGCAGAGTTCAACAAGGCAATGTCGGAGTGGGCGAATGCCAGCCCGGACCAGGGTTTCCGCGAGGCGCTGGATACCTATTTCGCGTCGCGGATCCCCGACTCGGAACACCCGACGCCCGGGTCGATCAGTGAGCGCCTGGCCAACCGGAACGACGCCGTCCTCGGCGACCCCAAGGACGAGCAGAGCCTCTACAGCAAGCTGGTCCGCGCGCTCGATAAGAGCGCCTGACATGAACCAGACCGAGACGAAGGTAGTCGCGGGCGCGGCCGGCGGTGGCGCGGGCGCCATCACCGCCGGGTTCGTGGATTACCTGCTCGGCATTACTGCGTACAACCACGGCGCCGTACCGACGGTCGTGCAGTCGTTTGTGCTGTTGGTCATCTCTGGCGGGCTGGCGTTCGTCGCCGGCTGGCTCGCGCCGCACACGCCGCAGCCGGCTCCCGTCGTCGAGCCCGTCGCCCCCGTCGTTCCCCCGGCTGTATAGGACCAAACCATGACGTTCCCCGGAAACCTGACCCCCGTCACCGTGACGGGAACAATGGAAGACTTCAACGGTGTACCGCTGAAGTCCGCTAATATGGTGTTCGTTCCGACTCAGGAATGGGTCAGGGATCCGTCCGCTGGATTCTTCTTCTACGGAACCCCGCCGCCGAAGTGTGTCACCGACGCCACAAGTGGCGTATTCACCATCGATCTGCTGCCGACCAACGATCCCGATTCGACGCCCATTAACTGGACGTACACGATGACGATCACCGGCATGGACAACGCGTCCCCGCCGGCAGCATTCACCAAGCAGTATTCGGCGTCGGTCGCGGCGGACTCTGGAACGCTGAAGCTTGCTGCGCTGATCCAGGACGGCCCAAGCAACGGCACGGTCAACCCGGTCACGATGGAGCAGCTCGCCGACTGGGATGCCACCACGGCACCAACGAACACGCAGGTTCCGGTCTACAACTCCACCACTCACAAATGGGCTCCCGGGAGCGGTGGCGGCGGCGGCCTTCCCGGCGGCGGTACCGACGGGCAGTTCGTCGGTCACGTCTCCGGATCGGCAGCCTGGGCGACGATCACCCCGACCAGCCTCACCCCGGCCGCCGCAGCAGTCGGTGCCGCGCCGACCGCACACGCACCATCACACGCGATCGCCGGCTCCGATCCATTAACGCCAGCCGCGATCGGGGCGCCGACACTGGCGCAGCTCACCCAACTCAAGGGCAACTGCGTCTTCTACGTCGAGGACTACGGCGCGGTCGGGAACGGCACGACCGACGACACGGCGGCGGTCAAGGCCTGTATTGCCGCAGCCATCGCGAACGCCATTTCTACGGGTAACAACTACGCCGAGGTCAGATTCCAGGCCAAGACGTACGCACTCAATGGCGCCCTCACCCAGGGTGGCAGCACATTCGGCAACGCCGTCATTCCGCTGCCCATCATCGGCATGACCGCAAACTGTGTCACGCTCTGCCTCAAGGGCGCGGGCGAAACATCGGCGCTTCCGATCTGGCTGCAGACCACGCCGCAGAAAACCGGCACCGTCCTGTCGACCACAACCGCCGGGACGAACCACGCCACCTACGGCGAGGCCACGCTGATCGGTGGGCCGAACGTCAAGCAGTACGGTGCCGGCAACACGTGGAACAATATGCAGGTCGTCATCGACGGCATACAGTTGCTGCTGCCATCCGATCCGCACATTTGTGGCTTCGACTTCGACGCGACCGCGCAGGTCATCATCAATTCCGCCGCGGTGTATACCAACTCCGGTGTGACCACGACGGTTGTGCCGACGCAGTCCTGGCAGTTCGGGTTGCGCATGCCGAACAGCGATAACCAGTCGCTGGAGATAATTGACCGGTTCTCCGTCGAGGGCTGTTTCTTCGGGCTCGACATAGCTGAGCACACCGTGCTCCGGTCGTTCTATGCGCTGTACTGCAACATCGGGATCAACTGCGTCTCACAGAACGCGACCCCGCATACCTGCCTCATCGAATACGCCAATATCGAATGGTGCATTTGGGCGGCCATCCAAACGTCGGCGTCGTCGGGATCGTTCAAGATTCAGGCGCAGTGCATCGACATCGAGGTCGGCGGTTCCTCCAACCCGAGCGGGTTCAACGGACCGAGTCACGTCATCGACGACACCGGTAACAAGGCGTGGGGGCAGATCGGGATCCGGTCCGCGTCCGATCCGTTGATTACCGCCGCCCGGGTGATCGGCGGCGCCACACTGGAGCTGATCGACCTCGGGCGAAACCTCGGCGCCGTGACCGCACCAACCGTTCCCGCGGCGAGCACGGACTTCACTCACCAGTTCTTCCGTGTCGCCGCGGTGAATATCAGCGGCGGCACCGGGGTAGCCATCTCCGTGGATGGCCAATCCACGGGATTATCGGCAGGGACGGTCATCATCCCGTCCAACAAAAAGATCAACCTGGGCGCCTATTCCGTGGCGCCGACGTGGGTCTGGACGTTGATCGCATGACCGGTCGCCATCACGTCACGCGGACGCGGACCAAGGTCGGTCTACTTATTACAGGACTGCTCGCTGGTTCGGTCGCGGCCGTCACCCTCGCCGCATCAGGGCAGACCGGAAGCACCGTACAGGGCAATCAGACCTGCAGCTTCGCCATCGCGGACGGGGTTGTGTCGCCGCTGGCGTGCGTCGCCGCACCCACGACCGCGCCGCCCACGACGGAACCTCCGACGGCGACAGGCCCATCGGCCACTGCGACAACGCCGACCGTCACGAGCTCGGGAACGGAACTCCCGCCGTACTGGCCCGACGCGAGTAATACCGGCTACCCGGCCGGGACGGTCCTGCATTCCTGCCCATCCACCGTCACCGCCGGCGGGCTGTATAACGCCTGCAAATTCTCCGGCGGCGTCATCGTGAAAGCCAACAATGTCGTCATCACGAACTCGCTGATCACCGGGCAAGTCATCGCAGGCGACGGTGCTGAAACCGGTCTGTCCATTTCGGATACGACCATCGACTGCGGGTGCCTGTCCACGTCGACGCAAACGCCGCCGGCCGTGGCGTTCTCCAACTTCGTGCTGAAACGCGACAACATCATGCACTCAGGCCACGGTGTGCAGATCAACGACAACGCCACCGTCGAAGACTCCTACATTCACGACTTGGGCGCCAATAACTCGGCCCATAAAGACGCGATCATATCGAACGGCGGAGGCCATGCGACCATCCGGCACAACAACCTGGAATGCGCCGCCACCGGCTGCTCCGCCGCTATTGGCCTGTTCGGTGACTTCGGGCAGATCAACGGCTGGACCATTGACCACAACCTGCTGAACACGACCGGCTCATACTGCCTGTACGGCGGCGACGCGACCGCGAAGGCCTATAACACCGCGATCAACATCGTCGTCACCGACAACCACTTCGGTACGAAGGATTACGCCAAATGCGGCCAGTACGGCCCGGTGGCGTATTTCGACTACAACGCCGGCAACGTCTGGTCCGGCAACGTTTGGGACGGCGGCACTTTGGCGGGGAAGGCCGTATCGCCATGAGCTTACGGACTGGACCTAAGCCTACGTCTGCAGAGAGTCGATTTTGGACCAAGGTTGATAGATCGGCCGGCGCATCTACTGGAACGGGAGACACCGAAATTGCCGTATATGCACCATAGCCGCAGAGCGCAGGAAACGGGCGGCCCGAATTTACGGACCCAATGCCGGCAAAGCAGTGAACCCATGAGGACGGACCATGCCTGACATTCCCGCCTACGTTCCCGTCCATGCCACCTGGGATGACTACCCCACCATTGACACCCCGATCAACGCTGCCGGACTGGAGCACATCGAGGCCGGGCTCGGGGCGGCAACAGATCAGGCCAATGCCGCACTGGACACCGCCGTGGCCGCAGGATCCGCAGCCAGCACAGCGCAGACCACCGGCAACGCCGCGCTGGTCAAGACGCAGAACCTGGCCGACCTGCCCGACAAGGCGGCCAGTCGAAGTTCCCTCGGTCTCGGCACCGCTGCGCAGCAGGCCACCGGATTCTTTGATCCGTCCGGCGCCGCCAGTACCGCCCAGTCTGCGGCCATCGCGGCGGCGGCGACCGATGCCACCACGAAAGCCGGCAACGCCCAGACGGCGGCCATCTCGGCTGCCGCAACGGACGCGACCAACAAGGTGACGGCTGCCATCACCGAGACGGTCAACACCGTCGCCACATCGGGTGCGACGCAGACGATCCCGGACGTGACGACGGCGACGTTGCACCGGATCACGCTGACCGCGAACTGCACGCTCACCTTCCCGGCGGCGGTGGCGGGGAAGTCATTCACGCTCGTGCTCACCCAGGACGGCACCGGTTCCCGGACCGTCACTTGGCCGACGGTGGCATGGCCGGGTGGCGTCGCACCGACGTTGACCACGACCGCGGCGAAGCGGGACATCATCACGTTCCTGTCCGCCGATGGCACATCCTGGCTTGGGATGATTGCGGGGCAAAACCTGTGAGGCATGGCTCGACGAGGATGCGGCAGGCAGCGGCCGGGTTCATCCCGCCGCTGCCGATCACCAACCTCGTCGCCCGGTTTGACGCCACCCAGGGCGTCGCCGCGACCGCTGGCGTCATCACCCAGTGGAATGACATCTCCGGCAACGGCAACAACGCCACCGAGGCCACGAAGGGGCCGCTTGTCCGGGCCGACTACCTGGGTAACCCGATCGTCCGGTTCAACGGCAATCACCAGCTCACCTTCGCCGGCGCCCAAGTCTTCGACGCCCGCAACACTGCCGTGTTCGCGGTCGGCCGGATGTATGGCGGCACCTTGTTCGGGATCGTCGGCTATGCCGGTGGCGCCGGGAACCTGCGTAACCCCGGCAACCCGAACAACAAATGGTTCGCGGTCACCCAGAACATGCTGCTACAGCCGATCGTCAATCCCATGCTGCTGGGCTCGGCAACGGCCTCCGGGAACACGACTGGTGTCACGAACTACCGCACCGCCCCGACCGGTTCACCGGTGAACTCCGGATCTGGAACTGGCGGCGCGACGCTCGGCATGTTCAACGCTGGCGCGTTCGGTGTGCTTGACCTAGCAGAGGTCGCCGTCTACACCACGCCGCCATCACTGGCTGCGGTGCAGGCCTACTTCAACACGAAATATCGGCTGCGCTCGACCCCGTATGCGAAGGCTGTCACGTTCGAGGGCGATTCGATCACCGCCGGGTTTGGCCTGGCCGAGTCGATGCTGTCGTTCCCGGATCAGATCATGCGCGCGTCAGTCGCGGACTGGCAGATGATCAACCTGGGGTCCTCCGGTGCGACCGTGACCACGCTGACGTCCCGCGCGACCACGACCGACAGTATGATCACGGCCGGCGCCCGCAACGTCCTCGCGGTCCTGATCGGCCGCAACGATGCCGCAGTAGGCGGAGTCACTGCCGCGCAGGTCTACACCTCCATTCAGACCTACGTGCAGGCCCGCGTCACCGCCGGCTGGGAAGTCTGGGTGGGGACCTGCATCGGCACAGGCTCGGCCGTGCAGGCCGTCCTTGATCCGCTGAACCAACTGCTCCGCGGCACGCCGCTGGGTGGGACCGGGCCGGGGATCATCGCCGATGCTGGCGCGACCAAGGTCATCGACTACGGCGCGCAGACCCACTTCATCACCTCGGCCGACGCCGCGAACACGACCTACTACCAGGCTGATTCCACTCACCCGACCGTCACGGGGGCTGCCTTGCTCGCCACCTACGCCGCCTCCGTTCTGGCTGCGGCATGACCACGCCCGCCTATCCCGGCCTGGCGATCCCCGGCGCGACGACTCCCGGCGACCTGCGAGTAGGGACAGGCACCGTCGAAGTCACCAACATCGTGAAAGGCCCAGATGGCACGCCAGTCGTGGGCCTGAAGGTCTACGCCCAACTGGTCGCGTCGGCGCCGTGGCTCAACGACAACACCGAGATCGCGAACTGGGCGACCGCGGTCACCGACGACACGGGGGCCTGGTCGATGCAGCTGTACCCGACCGGCGACTACGCCGCGACCGGCGCCTACTACCGGATCCGGGAAGGTGCGAGCACGTGGACCATCTCGGTCACAACCGGCGGCCCGGTGCGAGGTCAGTTGATGACGCCGTGACCGTTGCCTACGTCGGCCTGCCCTACACGGTCATCGACGCCCCGACCGACGCTGCAGTGCAAGCCGGCATCACGGCGTGGCTGGCGGACAAGACGCCGGCGGGGATGATGCGTACCCGGCTGCTGTTCAACTGGATCGGCACCGCGAAACTCCTCACGCCTCTACTGCCGGCCGGGACGGGCCAGTTGCAGGGCGTGATCTGGGAAGGCCTAGCCAAACGCGGCACGATCCTGCAGTGGGCATCAGTGGACCCGATCGTGTCCGCGCGGGGGCAGCTCCGAAATTTCCGGTTCGGCCGGTTCAGTCTGCAATCGGTCGTCCCAAACGCGGGCGGCCTGTATCTGCTGTCCTCGGCTGCCGCGTCCAACCAGGACGGCGCGCTGGAGGACGTCGAATGGATGGGGTCGTGGGCATACGGGTTCGGCTTGAACGGGCCGGCGACCGCGAACCTGAACAGCGAGATCGCGTTCATCCGATGCGCCTTGAGCAACGACGCGAGCTTTACGAACGCCTGGTTGTGGTCCGGGATGACGCCGTCGCATCCGCAGGAAGACCAATTCGTGAACTACCACCTGCAGGACTGCAAGCTGGAGGGCTCGCACGGGACGTGGATCCGGATGGACAAGGGCGGCTGCGTCGTCGCTGACGGCTTCAACTCCTGGCTGCACACCGGCCAGTCCAACCTCGACGCGAAGGGCCAGCCGCAACCAGCCGGCACGATGGTCATCCTCGGTCCGGGCCCCCATGCGGACGGGGTGCAGATGTTCCACGCCACCGGGGTCCGCGCGGAGCTGCGGTCCGCGCAGTCCCGGCTGATCGACTCGGCCTGGGGTGCGGGCGGGCACGTCACCTTCTCGGGGCTATCCGACGCCGCCGACTCGTTCAAGGTCGGCAACGTGCAGTCCGCGACGTACCGCGGCGCGGGCCGTGTTTCCTACCGTGACTGCGAGCTCGGCGGCTGGCATGGTGTCACCGGCATCGCACCACTGCAGGTCACCTACGACTCGTGCTCCAGTAGGTACGGGAACACCTTTCAGGCCGGTCCACTCGGCAGCACGGCGCAGCTCCGCTACGACACGGCCGCGAAGCCGCTCGTCACCGCCCGCTAGACCCGCACCACCCCCAGCACCCCCGCACTGCTCTCTCGTCTTCCTCGTCGATCGAGAGCGGTGCGGGGGCTATTCGTGTTTCTGGCGGATGCCGAGCTGCCGGCGCAAGTCGTTCAGGTCCCACCGGTATTGGCCGCCTGGCGTGGTGAACGCGGGTGTCACCTTGCCCTCGCGGGCCCATGTCCCCAGCGTGGTCTTGCCGATGCCGAGGACTTTCGCCGCGACCGGTGTGGAGACGTACTCGGGCGGCATGCCGTCATGATCACATCCGGAGCGGCCGAGACGGACCCAATCAGACTTGTCTGCCGAAATAGTCCGGATGGGTTTGTCGGTCCATTCGGTCCCGATGGTGCTAGGTTGGATACCTTCCGTTGAGCGCACATCTACGGGGAGTGATCTTGAATCGGCCGGTGCACTGCCATCGCTGCCCGAAACCCGCCGTGTTCGAGGTGACCCGCACCCACGACCTTCCGTTGCGTTTCTACTGCCGCGCGCACCTGCACACCTCCTCCGCGGTCGCGGTCCGGAAGGTCGCCTAAGACAGCCGCCCCACGCTCCATGGGTAACGGGGGAGCGTGGGGCGGTAATCAAATGGGCCTACGTACTGGGTATGCCGCCCAAGTAAAGCCGTGCGTCGCGGATGGCCGTCTCGGCGCAGCTCAGCGCTAATAACGCGGCGTCGTTGGCGTGCTGCGGCAAGCCCTCGCGATCTATGAGGGCCAGGCCGAGGATGCGGCCCAGATCGACAGCCTCGCCGTATCGCGGCGGGCGTTCTCCGGACTCGAATCGCTCGACCGTCTGCTGATGCCATCGCCAGCCAAACGCTGCCATCCGCTTGGCCACATCGGTCTGATTCAGCCCAAGTACTTCGCGGCGAACTCTCGCGGCATCGACGAATTCCTTTTGAATCTGTGCGCCACCCATTGACTCCATCCTTCCTCTATGCAGGGCTGCCCCGCATCCCCCGTGGGGTTGGAATGCGGGACAGCGGACCAGTGGGGTCTAGAGCCCGACGTGATCGACTGCGTACGTCGCCTGGGCGAGCGTGAACTTCTCCCCGTACTGCGACGTCAACTGGTCGATCAGACCGGCCCGGGAGAAACCACCCATCTGCAGATACGACTTCGCGGATTCCACTGCCTGCTGATTCCAGTTGACCTTGACATGATCGACCGCGAAGACCGCGTCCGTTGCGGAGAATCCCTCGCCGTACTTCGAGGTCAGTTGGTTGATCAGGCCGGCGCGTGAAAATCCGCCCATCGACAGGTACGAATTCGCCGATTCGATGGCCTGCTCTTCGGAAGTTGTCAGCGCTGGCTTCGGCGCGGGCTTCGGCTTGACTACGACATGAGTCGTCGGTGCCGGCGTGGGCGTCGGTTTGGGTGCGACATGGGTCGGAGCTGGCTTGCGGGTCGGCCGCAGTGTGGCGTGCGTGGCTTTCGGTTTCGCATGCGTCGGCGCGGTCACGAGGCCATCGTTCGACAGCGGACTGGACGAGCTCGAGGCTGCAGCCTTAGCCGGGGATTTGCTCCCGCCACCCGAGGCGACGGATGCGATCACAATGATCGCGATCAGACCGAGCAGCGACAGCAACGACCAGCGGACCTTGTGGCCCTGCTTCTTCTGCGGCTGGTTTGGGCCCTGCCAGTTCGGGTCGACGTTCCGGCGATACCACGCCGGGTAGGCAGGTGACTGATGGTCGGGCATTGGATCGTTTGGGTTGGTCATGGTTCCCCCTGAAGTTAGATGCGGTGAGTGTGGGCGTGCTCAGTGCGTTACGTGTGCTTGATCTGTTGGGTTGCGCTACTTGCCGTGCTGGTCGGGCTGTTGCTACAGGACGGCTCGGCGTACAGCCGCTAACGACGCGTTCACTTCTCGGCCTGCTCCCCGATCGCGTCGACCTCGGCGACTTCGGACCGCGCCCGGATCTGTATCGAACTCTCGGTCTCCCCGGTCAGTAGGTGCAGCCCGTAGGCGAGGCCGTCGCACCGGCCCCGCAGCCAGTCCACGACCGCGCCGCTGGACCGGTCGTGGTAGCGGATCGAATTGACCAGCGAGTCCCATAGGGCCCGGCTGATCTCCTCGGGGGTCCATGTCGTGGCGATGGGCTGCGGGCCGATCACGACCGCACCGCCTTCACGAGCGCGATGGCACCCGCGGCGAGCGCGAGCACGCCGAGGACGATCAAGGCCCAAAACAGGGCCGGATGCCCGGCGATCCAGGCGTTGCGGTTGATGACGTCGTTCATCGGGCCACG